ATCATGTGATGGGTCCCGCCGGATGTAAGTCCGGTACCATAATGGTCCCTTTGTTGCTCGTGTGTGGTCTCATGCCTACGTTTAGGAATAGGAATCGTTCTTTGAGGACAACAGGGTCAGGTAAGGCCATTAGGTCTTATATGAACCTAGTCTTCTATAACGGTTTCAATCCCATAGACGCAGACCATGAGTTTTGCGACGATCATACCCAGCCTCCTCCATTTGAGGATCCGACTTGGTGGAACAAGTCCCGATCCTTGAGTGTCGGTGGTGCGTTAAATGGCACTGTTCCGTACAGTTACGCCGGTGGCGGAACTGTAACGTTTTCAGATGTCAGAACGCAAAACCGTACCGGATACCAATATGCACCAGCTACGACCGAAGTTGATTGGACGTACTGGCGTACATTGGCATTGGCTAACCTCGATCCTTATCGCCCAGTAGTGGATACTCCTTTGTTCTTGTTTGAACTAAGGGAATTTCCACGTATGCTGCGTGACCTCGGACGAGTCCTTCAGGGCCGAATACGGCCTTCGGACGTCCCAGGCGGATACGTTGCTTACCAATTCGGGTGGAGACCGCTCGTGTCCGATCTGTTGTCTATGCTAACTTTGCAAAGACAGATTAATGATCGGATCAGGTACTTCAGAAACCTGGCGAAGGGTACTCGCGTCAGACGTCGTCTTGCGACAAGACGTCTGATAAAAGATACCACAACCGCGAACGCCTACCAACAATTCAATGTGGGACCCGCAGGGGACCCATATTGCATCAAGGCTGACGTTCAGGTTCGTGAGTACATCTCGGTTTGGTTCACCGCCAACGCTTCGTTGTTGATGGACCTTCCCAAAGATGCAGATCTCCGTGGACTGTCCACTCGGGCAGTCTGGGGGTTAACCGCACGACCATCCACTCTATGGAATGCTATCCCATGGAGCTGGTTCACTGACTATATGCTCAATGTCGGAGACTATATGGAAGCGGCTAACGGTATGACCCGTTATCGCTGTACCAATATGTGTCTCATGGCATTGTCATTAGCAGAGAGTCGTTTAACGAACGTACGGTTAAAGACTGGACTATCGTTCAGTCCCTCTACGTTATATACGGAGAGGAAACAGCGATCTGTCTCCGCAAATCCACAACCCGGAATTACGGCTGAGCCTTTTCTAACGAATAGGCAACAGCTCATTCTCGGGTCACTAGCAACAGCCTCCGCTTTACGCGGGGCAAGGCGGTAGCGTGAGCTACCGATCTCCCCTTCGCGAGAAGGTGAATCCCTTAGAAGGATAGAGACTACAATGGCCTTGGGCGATCCCATTACTCTGGCATACGATGCTGGTAACGTTACCATGAATCGTATCAACCAGGACAACTTTGGCGCCGTCTACTATGGCGAGGCAACGGATAAGAAGCTTACCCTTACGGTTAAGCATACTATCCCTGCGCGCGGAGAAGCCGGCGAATCCCATCTTGTTCGACTTGATGTCGAGCATTATGCGTCGGGGGTGTACGTTCGTACAGCCTCGGCGTGGCTCGTCGTCCGTACGGACGACGGGATCCAGGATCAGGAATCTTCGGAAGACGCGGCGGAAGCCATCGTCGACCTTTGCAGTGATGCAAACCTGACCAAGATCATCGGGCGGCAATCCTAAGGATTGTCACTGATGAGACTGGCAGGTGTGCTCATCGCAGTTATCTTCTGTCTCATTATCTGGGCATGCATATATGTCATTTTCATGACATTTCTGCAGTTAGTCCCAGGCTAATGCACGGGTAGAACCGTGGGAAGATAGCAGATTCCAATTGTTGGTTGGGATTACTCATCGGTCATTGGATCCAATGGAGGTTCCAATGAAAAGGACCGATGGCCACGTAGATCTCGATCTCTATGCTGCGGTGTTCAAAGACATCGTAGCGTGGGATTCGAATCTGCGTCAGGACCTTGATGCCGATTTTCGGCGTCTTGGTCGAACCGTCGCTACTCGTGGCATGTCATTCATTATGATAGACATGCCGGACGCTGGCAAGATAATTGACAGCGCTCTTTCATCGGGTAGAATCAACTCTGAGACTTTGCCAAAGACATTTGGGAAAGTCAAGGATAGAGGAACAAGGGAATTCCTCTCTTGTATCTTCGAGTTGGTTTTCGATGGTTCGGGTTATCTCCGTGATGACGTAAACCCAACTGCTGTTTTCTTCCTTCGCACTGTTTGTTACATGGCGAAGAAAGTTAGAGAGGACTGCAGCGATGCAGCAATCTCAGCAGAAGTTGAGAACTTCCGAAAAGTGGAAGTTGGGCTTAGAGCTCCTTATCTCGATTGGGAGTGTGATACTCTCAATCTTGATGCGGCCTCGAAGCTCAGCTTCACCGACGGATACGTCAGTGAGCCAGGACTCTTCTCTGATCGAGACAGAGTTCCAAGATCGCTCTTAAGCGTTCTTGATCAAGTGACGGGGATCGTGTTTTCACAATTCCCTGAACTTGACTGGCGTGAGATAACTCCAAGACATGGATCTGGAGCAGTTGCGGATCTTCAAACTGGTACTGACAAGTATCAGTTTAGGTACTGGCCTAATAAGCTTGAAGGAACTTTTCCTTCAACTTATTTTGCCCAGTCCCGTGAAGATTTGCACTTGGAAGCACCTCTTTCTCTGTCTAATCATGAGCCTCCGGCTAAGCTTTTAGCTGTGCCGAAGACTCTAAAAGGACCGAGATTGATTGCTTCTGAGCCTACGGCTCATCAATACTTGCAACAAGGATTGATGAGATGGATAAGGGAGTTTCTCCCTTTACCCCTCAGACTCTGTATCGACTTCAAGTCACAAATCCCTTCTAGGGAAGCGTGCCTTGAGGCCAGTAAGAACGGCGAATCAGCTACAGTCGACTTGTCGTCTGCATCTGACCGTCTTTCTTGCTGGGTCGTTGAGCGTGCACTAAGGACTTCACCGTCCTTATTGCGCGCGCTGCATGCAAGTCGCACCAGGTGGTTAGTTAACCATACTGGTGTCGGCGAGCGATTCTTCATTAAATTGAAGAAGTTTGCAGCACAGGGATCTGCCGTGACCTTCCCAGTACAATCTATGGTCTATGCTTGCATGGCCATAGCTTGCGTCCTTTACGAAAAGTCTTCGAAGGTAACTTCGAGGAATATCGTAAAAGCTGCGAGGGAGCTCCGGATCTTTGGTGACGACATTATTATGCCGTCACACGCAGTATGGTCTCTCAGTCTTCTTATGGGTCATTGTGACCTGAAGGTTAATGTGTCTAAGACACATTATCAAGGGAAATTCCGTGAAAGTTGCGGAATGGACGCATTTGGGGGGGTCGACGTGACCCCCCTGTATTTGCGTTCCCTTAGCTTTGAGACCACTCCCGATGGCATAGCATCATGGATAGACGTTTGTAATAACGCCTATTCTAAAGGACTTTGGTCCTTAAGTGATGCTATGATCAGAAAGATTCCTCCTAAGATCAGGAAGTTAATTCCTGTTTCTTCTGAGGATCTCGGGGTCCTCTCGCTACGATCATATCAGGCTGTCTCCTCAACGGGAAGAATACGACTTTGTCGTAATCTACACCGCGAGGAGACTTATGGGTTACAACTCGTAAGTGTGCCTGTTAGCCGTAGCAGAGAGACGCACCAGAATCTTCTACAATATTT